CGCAAGCGGTCCGTGTCGCTGGCATTCTTGTTGATACCACCCGGGAAGACCAGGTGCAGCCAGTGTTCATCCGGCGCGTCTCGCGTCGCCAGGGTGATCGCCTGCGGCAGTGCGGCCGAGAAATCGCCCGTGGGCGATTCCAGCGTAAAGCCGTCGCTGGCATCGACCGTGTATCCGCGCAGTTCCGACTGAAGCGGCTCGGTCCGGGCCTGCCGGCGCACCATGTTGATCGTTGGATCGCCGGGCCAACCCTCGCGGGTCTCGTACTCGACGTTGGCAAGCCCATCGATCGCGGCGGCACCGACGCGGATGTCGGTGATCTGGTGCGGGCCGTTCAGCACGTAGATCGCCTCCACCAGCTCGTCCGGCCCGTCGAAATAGGTGAAGGGCTCGCAGGCGAGGGGCGGAAACACCTTGCGCTGGCCGAGGACGCGCGGGATCGGTCCGTTCGGCTCCAGGATGTTGCCATCCGCGCTGGCGGCGCCCGGGTTGTTCACGGCCTTTGGACCGGTGGGGATCACCGGCGGCGGAACCAGCGCCGACAGGAGGAGCGACCCGACCAGCGAGACGCCCGCAGCGGCCAAGGTCGCGCCGATCGTTCCAGCGCCGAACAGCTTCGCCGACAGCCCGAGCTTTGTCGCCAGACCGCCGCCCGCGACGAAGCCGGTCAGCGCAGTCAGCGCAATGCCGGCGATGATCGCGAGGATGTTCTTCCCGCCGCCTTCCTTACTGCCACCCATCGGCGGGGCGTGGAAGGTGATCTCTACCGGAACGCCATTGTACTCTGCCTTGGGTCGGATCACGCTCCAGGCCTTGCGGTAGACCGGACGGCCGTTGATGCAGATGACGCCGCGACTGTCGAAGTCATGCGGAAGGCATGTCATCTGCGCTTTCAGCTGGGCCAGCGTCAGGCCTTCCGGCAAATAGCGGACCTGCGGCGCGGCGAGGCTGCCGAACTCGCGGTAGACGGCAAGCTGCATCAAGTCGCATGTCTCCGGTAACCCACGATCCGACCGCGGACCGTGTGGTGGCTGATCGGCACCAGGACAGACCCTGTGTCCTCTTCGGCATGCAGGACGCGGGCGACGTCAGCGATGATCCCGACATGGCAGACTGCCCTGCCACCTCGCGCGCTGCGCATCAGGACAACGTCATGCACCCCCGGCCGCAGCGGTTCGTGCCAAGGCCCCCGGTCCTTCTGGTGGCTCATCTCTCGCGCCACACGGACCAGGTCGCGGGCGCCAATCTCGCCGTACTCCGGCAGATCGATCCCCAGCTGCTCGGCATAGATGCGCCGCACCAGCGACCAGCAGGTCACCTCTCCCGGCCCCTCGCCGAAGGGCAGGCCGATGTAAAGCGCCCACCAGTCCATCATCGGAACAACCCCGGCATGCGGGACTGGGTGCAGCGCTGTCCCGGCCACGGCTCCTGGCTGTAGTCTCGCAGCATCACCCGTCCGGAGATGTCCGACGCCGTCACAGTCACGTCGATCAGGTCGAAGTCCGCGAAGCGGTAGAGGGTCGACCCGCCCGCGATCTCAGTGCGGGGGTTCTGGCTCAGGTCGAAGTCCGACGACGACCTGATCTCCAGCGTCACCTTGGCACGGTCGTTCAGGCCCAGAAGCGCCTGCCCGATCCGCTGATCGACATTCTGCATCCGCAGTTCCGTCTGCGGCGGGCCCTCGATGTCCGTCAGGATGCCGAACTCGAAGGGCAGGCCGAGGTAGGTCGCACCGCCCAGGACATAGTCCAACACATCCGAAACCACCCGGATCGGCTCCTGCAGCGACGGGTGCGTCACGGTCAGGAACGCCAGGAGCGCATCCGCGCTCTCCGGCGCTTCCAGGGCCGCCTTCGCATCTGCATCGATCGTGCGGCTCATGGCGTGAAGTAGATCCTGCGCTTGGTCAGTGCCGGGGCCGTGGCCGGGATGCCGCCGGCGGTGATCACCACCCCAGCGGTGTAGGTTTCGACATCGGTGCTTGAGACCGAGTAGACATTGAACGTGCCGGTGACGGCCGGCAGCGCGCTGGCAAGGCCCTTGTCGCCGCCGATGCCGTAGACACCGGCATTCCAGTCCGCGACGACCTGCGGCACCACCGAGGCGCCGGGCCGGACGTAAGGCGCCCACCAGGGCGTTCCCGGCAGCCGCATCAGCTTCAGGGTCAGGTCATGCAGATCTGCGCCGCGGGCGACCACGTCGAAGAGCCGCGGGCTGTTGCCGAGGATCCGCCACAGCGCCGGGTCACCATAGACCGGATCGCGCCAGCTAAAGGCCTTGACCCCGCCCGCCAGATCGTTCGCCACGAAGGACTTGAAGGCGCTCAATGCGGTCAGCCGCAGGTTCCGGAAGGTTGCGTCGAAGGTTTCCGGGTTGGCGGTGGTCCGGGCGCGGGTGATGGGCGGTCCGTACTCAGTCGAGAAGCTTGCCCGGCTGTCCAGCGGGCCACCGTTGAAGCTTTCCCGCCGCGGGAACTGCGGCATGGTGGCAGGCCAGTTTGGCGGAACGGGCATCAGCGCCTCACCGGGCTGGGCGGGGTTCCGAACCGCGACCGCATGGCGCTGTCCTGCCGACCGCTGGACAGGGACTTGCCGATGATCACGTCGATCTGCCGGTCCCCATTCGGACCGCGCCGCTCGCGGGTTTCGACCTCGCCACCGCCCATGTTGTTGACGTTCACGACCACGTTCGACCCGCCGCCGCCGGCAGCCGCGACACCGAGCTTCCCGCCGATCCGGGTCAGCGGCATGATCGCCTCGGGCCCGGCTTCCCCCATTAGGCCCATCCCGTTTTTCATCGGGAACATGGTCGCGCTGCTGACGATCCCACCGGCGGCAAAGGCCTGCACGGCACCGCCGGCAAAGACATTGCCATCGGCGTTGGCCAGCGGGATGATCCCGCTCGACCCAAAGACGCTCGGAAAACTCTTTGCCAGCTGAGCATAGAGCGCCATCTGGAAGAGCTGCTTCGACAGGTTCTTCAGCGCCTCGGCCGGATCGTCGAAGAGGTTGTCGAAGGCACCCCGGATGGCGCTGGCCGCCTTCTTGCCGAGGTCCCCTGCCTTGTTGAGCTCCTTGCCCAGCTTGTCGACAGCCCGGTTGTAGGTCTCGGTGTCGAGTTTGCCGGCCGCGTGAAGTGCGTTCAGCTCCTTCAGCTCGATCGCATACTTCTCGGCGGCGGTCCGGGTCTGATCGAAGATCCGCGCCGCCTCGCGGTCGGCTTCACTGGCACCACCTCCACCGCCGCCTCCGCCGCCTCGACGACCAGGCGTGCGTGGGTCCGCAAGCCCGGCACCGAATACACCAGGCGTCAAAACTTCGCCGTCCAGCGTAACCTGACCGAACTGAACCTTCGACCGCGCTGCGTCCGGCCCACTCTGTCCGGTCCGCGCCCGCAGCGCGGAGTAGTTTGTCGATGCCGCTGCAAGATTCTGCGCGAGCCTGGCTGCTTCAGATGCTCCCGCAGCGATCGGTGACGCAATGTCCACTCTTGCGAGACCAAGCGCCGCTAGTTCGGCGTCCGTCAGGTTCTGCAACAGGGTCAGTGCTTCTTCGCTAAGGACCCCAGCACCATCTGCAGCATCGATGATGGCCCCGCGAAGTCGGGCCATTGAATTGGCCAGCTCCTGCGGCGTGTCCGCTTCGCTGACTTCCTGCAGTGCAGCCGCGACAGCGCGGATCTTCGGTTCGTTGCCTTCAAACTCCAAGCCGAGGGCGTCGGCGACATCAGCAAGCGCATAGAGACGGTTCGTGGCCGTAACTGCATCATCGCCTATTGCAATCGCCTCGCTGAAGTCACCGAAGACGGCTGTCAGGCTGCTGCTGGTCTGGGCCAGCGCGTTCTCGGCCCGGGCGGCTGCGATCTGGCGCTGGATCTCCAGCACTTCACGCGCCTGCGCGGCCTGCGCCCCGAAGTCGCCGAAGAGCTTGGACGGATCCACCTCGGCGGCGCTGGTCGCCGACTTCAGATCGCCCATCGCTGCGTTCAGGCCCTTGAGCGATTCCTCCAGCTCCTTCGCCTTGTCCGTCCCCATCCCGAAGGCCGCGAACAGCGGGATCGCCACGGCCGCCGCGGTGCCAAAAAGCACACCAAGAAGACCAAGGCCCGAAAGAAGCTGTGGCAGCTGCTGGGCCAGTGCGCGACTGACATCCGTGCCGCCGGCAACCTGGACGGCGAAGTCCTGCACCTGGAAGCCGACGTTCTGCAGCCCTTGCCCGCTGGTGCGCGCGCCGCGGTCGATCTGCCCAAAGCTGCGTTGCGCCTCGGCCCCGATCGACTGGAACTCGGCCTTCAGTTGGCCGCCGCCCTCAGCCTTGATCCGGACTGATACCTGCTTCTCTGCCATCGTCGTCGGATTCCCGGTTGTGGGCTTTGACCAGCTCCGCCTCGAGGGCGGGCATCACTTCGCAGACAAGGGCGCCAGGAAGCCCCAGCGCGCCTGCCATGGCCAACACGGCCGTCATGTCGAGGCCGATCATCGCGCCGGGAATGGCGCGGACTTGTCGGCCAGCCTTGAGGAACAGGTCCCAGAGCGCCCAGCCTTCAGGGCTCTGCGGCTCGTTCAGTGAGTAGGGGCACTCGGCGCAGGTGCTTCCGCACCCGCCGCAGTATTCGCTTCCACCACCCGGGCGGAGGTGCCATTCGGCCCGGGCGACGAGACGTTTTTTTCCGCATCCAGGGCGAGGCGCGGGTTGACGTATTTCGCCTCGAAAGACTTCAGCACCCCGAAGACATCCATCAGCGCGGCCAGGCCTTCCAGCGTGAAGGCCAGCGGCTCGTCGTTTTCGTCGCCGACGCCTTTCCAGTCCATGGCGGCATGGCGGGCCACGACGTGGTTGAAGAGGGCGCCGAGCTGCTCCGGCGTCATCTCCTTTGCGGCCTCGCCCATCGCCTCGATCTCGCGCTTGAACTCGGCCCGGACGCCGAACATCAGCGCGGTGGTGAAGGGGCGGACCTTCAGCTGGACGCCCGCCACCAGGTCCAGCCACATGGGCTGGGTCAGTTCGATCAGCTTCAGCATCAGTAGGTCGCCACCGTGTTGGTGAGTACGGCGGTGCACATCCGGGCCGGGCTGGCGGCCTTCGCGGCCTGCCACTCGAACTCCACCCGGATCCCTTTCGGACCCTCCACTGAAACCTTCGGGCGCGGCAGGTAGACGGCGTGGGCGGTGAACTGGAACTGGGCGTTGGCGCCCAGGCTGTAGAGCGAGATCAACTCGCAGGGCGTCCCGTTGATCGCCTGCGTCAGGAGCGTGGTGTCCGCGAAGCGCGCCACGATCCGGCCGGTCAGGCTGGCGATGGTCGGATCAGCCCCATCGATCTTGCCGTCGGACCGGATCGTCTCCACCCGGTCAAGGTTGTTCGAGTAGATGAACTCGGCACTTTCGATGTTGCCAAGAGCCGAGCCGTCGCGGCTGATCGAGCCGTTGAAGTTGCCGAAGCGGGTCAAGGCATAGCTCGTGGGCGTCCCGGCACCGGTCGTGGCGGAAGGCGCGTTCTCACCTTGCGCGACGATGTCGACATCCATGCGCAGCTGGCCCGACCGCTCCATGTTCCAGCGCAGCCGGTCGACCATGCAACCCGCGTTCATCGCGTACTGCGGCACTTCCGGGTAGCCCAGTTCGATCGCCATCGAGGGCAGGACCAGGCCACCCGACTGGAACGTGTGGACCTTCGGCGTCGTTCCAGTGGTGGTGGGTGCACCGAATGCGGCCTTCAGCCAGAAGCCCAGGTTCTCGACGTCGATCGGCACGGCAATTCGGCCGTCAGCGGTCACGGCATCCTTGATCGGGGCAAGAGGGTCCCGGCCAAAGCCGAGAAGCTCGTTTTCCAGAAGCGGCTGCATCGCCCCGAGGCCGGAGCTCGCGAAAGGCATGGTGCGATAGCCGCTGGCCGGCGGGGTACCGTAGACGGTTTCGAACGCGACGTTCATCTGCGCGCGCGATCCATAGGCTCGTGCCATGGTGATCTCCTACTGAAGCGGATCGGTTGTGTCGTAGTGCAGCCAGACACCCACGGTGACGGCGCTGAAACTCAGCCCGGCCTGCACCGGGATGTCGGACGGCTCCGGACCTTCCGGCTCGGCCCAGTTGGTCAGCCCGCCGAAGGTGCGATCGATGCCGATGGCCTCGCCGATCGCCACCAGGATCTCGTCCAGCGGCAGCTCGCGCTTTCCATCGGTGTCCTGGTAGTAGACCTCGATCTCTGCCCGGTGCTCCCAGTGGTAGGTCAGGGGCGACAAGGTGTGGTCAGGCTCGCCGGGATTGCCGTCCCGCAGGATCGCCCTGCCGCAGCCGCCGATCCGGCTCGGGACCGAGGCATTGCGCTCATAGTCCACCCGCAACGGGTACATCGCAGCCTTCAGCCGGGCGTCCAGCGCCTGCAGGATGGTCTCGCGCTTGCTCGGCATGTCTATCTCCAGCCCGCGACGATCCGCTGGGGCAGTCCGCCCGCGATGCGCAGCGCCGCGGCGTAGAGGTTCAGGCGCTTTCGCAGGGTGACCTGCGGCACCAGGGCGAAGATCGGAACAGTCCGGTTCTTGAAGCCGCGCGCGGCCTTGGTGAAACCGTCGCGACCCATCGTTCTGGCCCCACGCTTGACGCGACCATCGTCGACCAAAAGGGCTGCGCGACCCGGGCGATAGACGAAGCGCAGCGCCCGACCGGTGCGGCCTTCCCATTCGGCGGGGGTGATACGCCCACCCCGACCCGACTTCATCGCCGCCGGCAGCGGCACGGCCAGCCAGAAGCCGTTCTGCGACCTGATGACCGCGCCCCGCTCGAAGGCGCCGACGATCTTCGACGCGCGAGTCCATATCAGGGCGGCCGCGTTCATGCTCGCGGTCGCCTGCGGATAGGCCTGCGACCGCACGGTATTGGCCAGACGGGTGCCGAGACCGGCGCCAGTGATGTCGCCGCGCCAGGCGGCCTTGATCGACTGCGAGGCAC